TTGTCGCCGTCATTGCAGATGATTACTGAATTAGTGTTGTGCGGAACGGTTTGCTCAAGCCCATAAACGGATGCTTCATTGTTAATTTGAACCTCAAGCACTCCGTTTGTATTTCCCCCAGTGCTTGTTGCTAACACGTGACCAATCTCAACGCTGATGTTGGGTTCAACCACTGTAATACCTCCAGCAACAGTGCTGCTTAAGTAGACTACATCTCCCTCAGAGTACGTCCCACTGTCCAGAACTAGATCCCGAACCTTACCAAGTAGTGTAACAAACCCATTGGAATTGTTAGATATGGTCTGCGTCACAACGCCAATTGTTCTTCTGGCATTCTCAACTGTGTTGGCTTGAGCCAAAGCAATTGTTGGCTTATTTCCCTGCGAGCCACTTATCATCACAACCTGCCCATCGGACAATGTTGCTCCAGATGTATTCCTAGCATACAACACTACCTCCTGACCAAGCTGAAGAGTAACACCGTCCGATCCAGTAGCTAAGTCCAGTGTTTTTTCTGTGTTGTTCCAACTTACTTCTCCACCAAGATCACCCGCATTGAAGTCCGCAGTTGTGATGCCAGCAGAGGGGATGGTAGTTGTCCCAGTAAATGTAGCATCAAGGATGGGAGCGAGCAATGCTTCAGCAGCAGTTGCACGAGTTGTTTCGTTAGAAATTGCTGTTGCATTAACTCCTTCAGCAGCAGTTGCACGAGTTGTTTCCGTAGCAATTGCTGTGGCATTAACTCCTTCAGCAGCAGTTGCACGAGTTGTTTCGTTAGAAATTGCTGTGGCATTAACTCCTTCAGCAGCAGTCGCACGAGTTGTTTCGTTAGAAATTGCTGTTGCATTAACTCCTTCAGCAGCAGTCGCACGAGTTGTTTCAGCACTTATAGCTGTTGCATTAGCTCCTTCAGCAGCAGTTGCACGAGTTTGCTCACTAGAAATAGCTGCTGCGTTTATAGCAAGTAAGATGTCTGTTTGCTCTATCGAATAGGAGTCATCGTCTGCGTTTAAAGCAGTAATTAGGCTGCTGTACGAGATTTTCTTAGTCTCCTGACCCGCAGTATCTACAATAGGGAGGTAGTCCCCATCTAACGGGTTTGTAAGCTCAACGAGCTCTGAAATCTTAGAGTTTTTTGAATCAGCCATTATATAGTATAAATAGGGTTTTTAAGTAAAATGTCAAGGTTAGAGTCTGTTAATCTGGTCAATCTCGTTTTTAAGAAATTCTTGTCCAGCTTCAAGGAATGCCATGCCCAGCATGGACTTAATGGGACCTCCAACAACTGGTAAATTGCCACCTACAAACGGAGATACAGCTTTTGCTACTTTCTCTCTGTCTGCGGTAACCACGCCCGTAGCTACATTTAACGGTGCTTTAGCAATAGGAGATAATGGCAAGCCTCCGCCCAGTAGTTCAAATGGAAGCTCACCTATACCGACAAGACCCGATTGGCTAAGGATTCTCTGCATATCAAAGTTGCCCATATTCAGAGGATTAATTGGAGCTTTTCCTCTGACCAGATCTTTCATTACAGTCACCACCCAAGCTGCCGCCAAAGAAGTTCCAACAAAGGCTACTAAATGAGACATAGCACGTACGTGATTTAACTGAGAACCTGTGTAACCGTGAGCAAATCTACCGTATATTGTAAGGCTTAGTCCTAGAATAAAAGAAGTATACTGAAATCCAGTACGCATCGATTCGCCACCAACAGTTCCAGCTTTAAAGTTTCCACGAGTAATTGCCTGAGCCCCAGCATCTGGCTCAAGGACAGCCTGTTTCATGTAATGCAGGTAGTACTCGCGAAGCTTTGTAGATACGTTGCCGTCTTCGACTGTTTGAGGCATAACTCGGTTAATCCCATCGGGAGCATCCTTGTTGACGGACTTCAACAAAACGTCAATGTCGGCGTCCGTAAACCCGAAGTTTTTAAGGCTCTCTATCCGCAAGTCGCTAAACTTACCAGCAGCGGCTTCTCGTCCAAGACTACGACTTGTCCAGTCAGCAAACGCTTCCTGTCCAGCAGCAGTAGTTCTCAGCATACCATTTGCTTCAAACATAAATGACATAGCTAAGTCTAAGAACCCTTTCTCTCCAGACACATCACCAGTAATCTGGCGGAGACTAGCGTTGTTTACTACGTCATACGCAGCCCCTACGTCTCTAAAGTAAGCAGACATCCCAGTCTTGTCGCCTCTAAACTGACGAGACATAGCTTCCAAGAACTGCGGCATATACTCACTCATGGTTATCTCAGCACCTGTGTACTTTAAAGTAGAAATACTCAACGGAATATCCATAAGAGCCGAGAATCCAGAAAGAGGTAAGAATGCAAGATTGCCCACCTTACGTACACTCTTAAAAATAGAAGCAAATGAAGCGTCTACTGGGTTATCCAAATCATTTGTAAGCAAACGAGTAGTTCCGATAACAGTGTCATATTTAAACTTCCCAACATTATCTCCTCGGACTAGCTGAGACCTGTCCAATGTATTCTGCACAGTCTGCAAGGGGTTACCCCCCAGAGTCTCAATAGATGCAATCATCTCCGAACGATAACGAATCTGATCCATAAGAAGCTTACCCAGATTCTGCTCTCCACTGTACTTCGCAAGTATCTTAGCTTCGGCAGCTGGTTTTAGTACAACCATACGAGACTGCTCAAATGACTTTGCAACATCAGACCCATCTGTTTGCTCTCGCAACTCAGTTATCTTATAGTACCATTCCTTGAGATAAAGCTCTTTATCAAAGGGTACTTCTTTACCATCTGTGCGTATTAAACGACCGCCGTGCGCTTTAGCAGTAGCATCCCAATCTACACCATTAATCATGTCAGTTCTCCAGCGATCAAAGCCTATCTTTTTGACAGTGTCATTTGACCAACGCTGACTCCAACCAGAGAAGTCTGACCGAACACGTACGTTAGATCCGTTTCGATTTAACTGAGTAAGCTGAGACTGGCGTACACCATTAATTGCTTCAACTAGTTCTTCAAACGCCTCAACACCCTTCCACTTAGTCGGAGTGTCCCCAGTACGAATCGCAACCATAATATCGCCAGCAAAATCGTTAATGTGGTTACGTAGGTCTTTACCATAAATTTTAATTGCATCTGTGTTTCCTCCAGTTTCTCTTCGTAGTACATCCATATACGGACCACTGCCTGCACCTATAAATAAGTCCCACAGCCCGTGTTTATCTAATACATCGTTAATTGGTTTTGCATCAATAACAACTTGTGCCTTGCTCTTAGTATTAAAAGAAGAACGTGAATCAATGCCAGCACGTTGTTGACCATCAAGCTGAGTTTGAAGCCATTCAATTCTTTGCTTAGGTGTTGAGTATTGAAATGCTCCATCAACTAATTGATTCTCAATCTTAGCATCTCTCACAGTTCTAAGTATTAGAGCAGACTTTGACTCTTCTAGTGATTCAATTATAGCTGCTTGTGCTTTAAGGGGATCACCATCGTTCTCTCCTAATAAGATGTAAGCACTGCGTTTAATATCGTCGGGTATGCCCTTAGTATCAAAGGCATGTGTTCCTTTGTTTTTTGGGTTATACTGCTTGAAGAAATCATTTACTGATTTTAAATAGAAATCATAGCTATTTAAAGTAGCAACAATGCTTTCAGCTACCTCTGAATACTGCTCTAAACCATTCTCCTCTAGGACTGTCCTTACGTGTTCTTTACGAGCTGAGTTGCCTTTGTCTTTAACAGGGTCATAGCCTTCTGGAGTACTCTGGATAAGCCCAAGGACTTTCTCGTTACCAAACACTTGATTAGTCTGATCGACAAAAAACCCTTTTCGGTCGTTCGTTAACAAAGAGTAGTCTGCTTGATCTCTCTCTAACCGAGTAACAGGCTCAGTAATGATATCAGCTTGCTTAGGTTCTGGTTTAGGGTCAATAGTGTCATCAGCAAATGTCTCTATTATCTTTTCCCTAGACTGTTTATAGTTGTCAGATTTAGAGCCTCGGGGTAATAATATTCCATTTGTTGTAAGATCAGGACTTACCTTTGCGGCATCAATAGCTGCAATAATCTTACCCAACTCTCTAAATGATTTACGTTGTTTAGCAGTTAGATCTTTATTTTTAACAATGCTTTGGCTATTTAGGGTTTCCCATATAGTCGTAAACCAGTCACGAAGCTGAGCAAACAGAGGAGGGTTCGTATCATATAACCCTCTCCAAAATTCAGGATGCGATGAAGCTTCTTGAACAAATCGAGCAACAAATTCTCCATCCAATAACTCATTTGCATACTCGTTTGCATCTCTTACAACTCCCTGAAGCTCAAAATCTTCAAGTTTGTCAAAGTTTATGTTGCCCTCATACTCCTCAATAAATGCCTTACGATAATCCTCTAATAGTTCTCCATTAAATATTTTATTTTTTAACTCTGGATTGGCTTGAACAATTTTCAGCATTTGAGCATACGCTGGAGCAAAGTTAACTTCAGCTGAATGAATAAATTCATGTAAAGCAATAGCAACTCCGCTCTTGTCTGTTGCCAGCAAATTCATTGCATTAAGAGTAATTGTATCGGTGTTCGGGTCGTATTGTCCCATTTTAAAAATACCCGTATCTCCATCACCGTCTCTAAAAGAAACGGGTTCTGTATCAATTACAAATTCTCCTTTAAACCCCAATTCTGATAACAGTAACTTAGCTCCTATTATATCTCCCGATTCATTAAAAAGAAATTGGCGAGTGGTAGGGACACCTTGAGATGGTAAATCATACACAGCTGGGTCAAAAGGAGCAATAGGTACATCTGTACCTTTAGCTAAAGAAAGCCAGTCGATCCCTAGCAACTCTGCAGCATATTCGTTAGCTGCAATTTCTTTGTTAACAGCTTCATCTTTTAACCAATCAGCTCTCTTACCTCGTGTATGCTTAAGAGCCAAATGACCTTGTTCGTGCGCAAGGATAAACTTTTGATACCCTTCCCAAGATCCCAAAGCTTCCTTAAACTTTTCAACGTCAATCTTAGCAAATACAAGCTTCTTCTGTGGCGAAGATGCGCTATCGCTTTCTCCAATTAAATGAGGAAGTCCAGCATCCCAATCTTCTTTAATCCGAGTAGGGTTTAATCGTATTCTACCAGTCTCTGGGTTTACACTAGCCAAAGTATCTATATCAAAGTCTTCAACAACTTCAAAGGCTGGTCCATCATACTCCCTAAGAATGCGTTTAGCTGTTTGTTTATTTTCAGCGTTAAGTGCTGGATAGAAATCAGTATTTGCATAATCTGGAGTAGATGTGTATTCTAAATACTTGTTACGTATTACCTGCATCTGCTCGGAGGGCTGCCAACCAGACAACACCAAAGCCTCCCAATCTCTCTCTTCAAGTTTGTATACAGTATCATCGTCCATGGCTTTATAAATCCGCTCTGTCTGGGATTTAATGTCACGAGCTAAGTCTTCTTGAGAGGGACCACCTTCTGTAGCTTCTGAAAACACATTGTTTAATAAATGCTGAGCCAAAGCTTGTTTTGTCTCGTTTAAAGATATCTCACTAGCAAACTTGTCAGCAAGGTCTACTTGTTCTGGAGTAAGGTCAGTAACCTCAAGTTTATCGTTAAGCAAGAAAGCAAACTCTTCGTTTTGTCTAGCAAGCTGTTTAGCTGGCTCATAGAAATCAACCAGCTTAATAGCTGCAGCTGAAGTATTACCTTCTTCAAAGAATGTCGAAACTGTTTCTAAGTTGTTATTAAAATCTACTACTTGTTTTTGTTTCTTAAAAGCACTACGCAATGAAATGGGGGCTAAAACTCCGCTTGCTCCAAAAGAAAAAGCTCCGTTTATTAGCAAGTCTTTTCCAGTAACTTCATCACCAAGATAAGTAGAACTTACTCCCCAAAGAGCTGTTTCAGTTGTTGTTGCTATAACTGATTCCTTCGCGTAGTCTTTTAAAACTAAACCAGCTACTTTCAACTTAGATCCAGAAGCCATAGCCGATTCTAATTGAGATGCTCTTGTTGCTGCACTTTTAACTTGTGCAGCTCTAGCTATTGCAGCTCCTTTAGTTACTGCGTTTGTTGCCTGATTCACACGACTAGCTACTGCTCCATATGGTACAAAAGCAATTGGAAGGTCTCCTGCGAGACCCCCAGCAAAACCTGCTGCAAAATTAGCTGCGGTCTGAAGCTTACCGCCGCCACCAACATTCTGCTGATTTACTCTAGTCTGTACGTAACGCTCAAATCTATACTTAGTTTGAGTAGGTGTTTCTGCAGGTTCTCTTTTAAAATCTTCACCAAATATAGAATACCCTTTTTTCTCAAACTGCTCATCAGTCAAGGGCTCTAGGTTGTTGTTTTTATCAAAGTACCCAGCTGATACTTTTTTTATTACTTCAGGAAGTTGACCAAAAACAAGAGAGTCGTCAAAGCCTTGACTAGCTGAAGACCCCATCTGCTCTGTAGCAGAGTATACTGTGTTAACAGGAAGCGTTGTACTTCTATTAATAGTTCGGGCTAACCTTTGACGAGACAGCTCTTCTCGGTCCATTGCACTTAATTCATTATTCATATATTAGTTAAGAAAACCTCCTGCTGGTAAACTAGAAACTTGTTCATCAACTTCAGCATACGCAGATCTGTACAAATTTCTTTGATTTTTAGTAACTTCGCTTGCTGGAATTGTAAAAGTTATATATGTACCATCTGGTTGTTTCATATCAAGTGCGCTGTAGCCTTGTCCCTTGTCATTTAAGAATTGCGGAACTATGTGTTCAACACCGTTTATTATATGTTTCCTAGAATAATTTACATAAGCTTGATTTGTTGCATTTTTTCCAAGTAACACTCCCTTTATAAATGCAGCACTTTCCTTACTTTTGTTTAACTTAGTATCATTGTTGTATAAAGCAGTCTGCAACGCAGGACTGTTTTCTGAGTCTGCTACCATTTTTAAAAATGGAGTAAACGCAACTTTATTCTTAAACATATAGTCTACAGTTGTCTGAGCAATACTTTTATTCAAAGCATCTTCTGGAGATTGTACAACTGACAGGGGGTTCAAAGGAAACCCAACTAAAGCAGAGTTTGCTACTTTTTCTTCATATGCTTTAATTTCACGTTGAACTGGATTCTTTGGATCTGCTGTCGGCTTTACAATTATAGAACCATTTTCTGTCTTATACATGTCACCCAGTGCAGAAGCATAAAATCGTTCACTCTTTAATACAATCTCCTGTACATCCTTTGCCGATGCACCGGGATTGTCAGCAAGAGCTCTTGCTACCATTCCCGATTTTATGTCATTGTACTTAGCAGAAAGAACTGGATCTCCTACCTGACTTGCTGAAGTTGAAAGTAATGAAAGTGGTGACTCTCCGTAGCCTCTAATAGCTTTATAGTACTCAGCGTGGTTAGCAGCTACTTGAATCATCTCACCATCCTTGTTTTTAACACTTAAAGTAGAGCCAGCATTAACAAGGGTTCCATAATTTTCATACTCTAAACTTTCTTCAAGAAGACCCGATTGCTGCAATCGCATAGAAACACCTATTTCTCGGTCTTCGCTCTTTCCGCTACTTTCAAGGGATTGAATAACTTCTAGGGAGTTTTCTCCATTAAGCAAAAGACTCTTCCCTACGTAATCAACCTTAGCTGTGTCTTCCATGTTACTAAAAGAAACACCATCTGCTTTTTCAGGCATCAATTTGAATGAAGGACCTCCACTAAATAGTGGATTATCCTTCCTTGATTCACTAGTTACGTAGTCTTTTAATTGAACCCAAGCATCTGCACGTGCATCAGGATCTGCTTCTAAGTCATTAGCAGTAGACCAAGCCTTTGCAAGTACTGGGCTCACCCTAGCTAAAGAAGAATAGTCTCCATCTCTTACAGCAGTAGTTATTTGTTGAGATAAAGACTTAACTTCTGCCTGATAAGCTTTAGCAAATTCAGCGTTCTCTATTAACTTCGAATAATCCTTTCCATCAATAAAAAAGTCTTCTTTTCTTAAAGAAGGTACTACTCCATCTTGCATGTACTGAAACACATCTCTATTTATAATAGAGTTTCCAGTAGGGTTTCCATCAGATGTTATTCCTGCCTGTACAAGGTACATTCCAACGGTTTTAGCTTGTGTATCAATTTGAGTATCCGTAGCATCCTCAGATAATTCTTTTGTTAAGATGTTAAGGTCCTCTTGCAGAGGACGAATGTTGCCATCATCATTAGTTGCTGACTTATTTTCAAGTTGAGTAGCTAGTAGCTCAAGTGCATCAGTTATATTTTTATCTGAAATTTCATTAGCCTCTTTACGCTGGTTACTCCCTGCTACGCCTATTGTAGTTTTAGCACTAGCAATTTTTCTATACATAGTCGCTACCTCTGCTTGTAGAGCGGGGCTTTCGGATTTAGCAAGCTCTTGTACAGCTTGCTCAAGGTTATCAAGCTGAGCAGCTTGTTCTACTGGGGGCAACCCTGCAATTCTTGAAAAGGTTATCGAACTGGTTTTATCCAGTGAAGTTGCAGCCTCCTTATAATAAATCTCTGGATCGTTAAAAGTTGAAGCTAAAGAACTAGGGTCTTGGTTGTTGGATATTGAAAATGCAATTTCACTAATAAGTGGGTCTGCAGACGGATTACCATTTGCTGCATTTTTAAACTGACTAGCCCCCGCTATTTCTTGTTGTATAACCTTCAGCTGCTTCCTGTTCTGGAATCCTATGTTTCTCTTAGACTCAAGCGAATCTCTAAGTGCAACGCTTGTTTTAACGTAATTGCTGTAATATTCAGAAGATACTTCACCTTGTGGATCGAAAGATTCAGAGGTAAACTCACCCTGATACTGCTGGATTGCAGCTTCCGCTGCTGTACGATCTTCTTCAGTTGATTCTGAGTTACCCATTACAGTATCAAAATTAGCGTATGCAGTTTGCATTCCTGTATTAAATACGGAAGCATTAGTACCAGCTAATTTGGTATCAACAATACCCTGTTTCCTGTCTTGGTTTTGCTTAGCTTGAGCAAATTTATTAGCAGCAGAGCTTACTTGTTGAATGCCTCTAGCTACGCCTTCTAGCCCAGATTGAAACCCTTGGTTAGGGTCGAATACTTCACGAGCTACTGGTCCCGTTGTTTGAGTGTTTGCTGATAAATTAATAGCCATAGTGTTAAGATGCTGGTGTTACTGATGGTTTTACTGATGGTTTTCCGTAAGGAGCCATTGTCCCTGCTGCAGTAGCTCCAGCCCCAATAAGTGATCCAATTCCAGACGCCCTAGCAGCTCCTGCTTGGTTTTTATAAGATGTTGCCATATTAGCTCCAGCTTGCAAGACATTAGCAGATTCGTATCTACCTAATGATAAGCTGCGAGAACCACTTGCTCTAGCAAGCTCAGCTTGCTCTCCAAATTGATAACCTTTCTCAGAATAACTAGAAGCAAGCTCACCTGCAGCTAAATTAAACGAAGCCTCTTTTGCATTAAACACATCTTCAAAACTTCCTTGAGTAGAAAAAGCATTGTTAATAAAAGAAGCTTGAGCCTCCTGTACTTCATTCTCAAATACAAGTTCCTTTCTTCCAAACTCAGCTACTGTTGCATTTTTGTTGTAATCAGCAATGCCTGCTTGGTACTGAGCATCCTGCTCTTGTGCCTGACGTTGCTGATATGCAATAGTAGAGTTAACCTTAGCTTGTGCCTCTGCAGCGTCTGCTTGGTACTCTAAAGCTTTAGCTTGCCGCTGAGCACCCATGTAAGATACAACACCAGATGCAGCAGTCAATGAAGCTGAGATGTATGCAATTGTTATAGCTTCTAAGCCCATAGTATTTTAAGGATTGAAGTCTGTCTTAACTAGAAGAGAGACTAGGGTTAATGGATGAGGACGATCATGCTTAATTGTAGGGACTTTGTCAGCCCCAAAAAGTGATCCGCGAACAGGAAGTTCTTTTCCGAACCCTGTGTAAAATCTGTCTACTTTATCGACACCCTCTAGTAGAATACCGCCATCTTCCTTTAACAGGTAAGTAGATTCTTCTTCCATTAGTGCTTCTGGGGTCTCTTTATTAAAACTGACATACTCAAACTTTTCATCTACACCAATTGAATAGCCCACTGAGTTGTATACATACGGACGTACCGATATAACTCTAGAATCTCCTCCATAACTACTCCCAAGCTGAGTTGCCCATGTATTAATAGTAAGTCCAATAAGACCTGTGTAGCTAACCCCCACAAGAACGTGATTCTCTTTAGGGAGACCAGATACGTCAAGAAACCCATTAGAGCCTACAGTAAAGTCTCCTCGGTCAGCACCGTCTGTTACCACTCTGACAACATCACCTTCTACATACCTAGCCGATACGTCTAAAAAGTTTAAAATTGGAGTAACAGCTGTGCCATATTCTGGAAATCTAATATGAGAGTCTAAAAACAAAGCTCCGCTTTTAATATCTCGGTCATCTTGGATATCTCGATAATAAGGAGCCATTACTTCGTAGTCATAACGAATGCCATTTTTAACTGTTATCCAAAGCTGATCTTCTCCTGCGTCTAAATATCCTTTTCTAAGTACACAGATATCTTTGACATCACCAGCGGTCTCTATTTTAGACCATGAGTAGAAATCTTCTTTCTTGTGGTGAGTCAGGCAGTATAAAGCTCCACTTACGGTTAAGCACCAAATACGTGGCTGAGGTGTGTGCGCATACTCAATTCTAATAATTGGATCATTTAAAAACACAGGGTACACCAGCTTAGTAATATCATTTGTATTAGTAGCCTGTACGTTTACATCATAGACAAACTCTAGCAGACGAGCACCCGATATATCAGCAAAGAACACCGCAGAACCGACAAAGGTAGGGGGAGTCTTTGCGCCTTCGGGATCTTCTAATTCAATACGGATATTCTTAGGACTAACTGCTGCAGTAAATTCATTAGCAGTAAGTTTATAGATACCGTTATCTGTTCCAATCGTAAGAGCTTTCGCTGGAGCCAACCAACGAATAGTTGCATTGACGTTACTAAGAGGATAAGAAACACCAGTAGTGTCTAGCACATCACCATCGTCTTCAGCAGTTCTGAAGTCAGTATCATCTTCGTTCTTACTCATCCATACATAATTAGGAGAGTCGTAACTGCCCGCATACACTCTGCGTTGCTCAAAGAAAGCTACGGACTGTGGGTAATTATCAATATACCAAGCACCTAGTCTATAAGACCTAAATACTCCATTATTCTCAATCTTACCAGTAAGCTTGTTCTTTGGTATAGATGACAAGATGTCCACAGATACTTGAGTACCAGAAGTAATTGAAGAAATCCTTAGTGTTACGTAAGAAGTCCCTAACTTGGCAAATACAAACCGTCCTAAATCTTCTGCAGTAAATAGATCCTTGCTGGACGAAAGTGTACCTACATGTGAAGCAATCTTCTCGGGGTCTGTAACTACGTCAAACACAGATATTACTCCGACAGGTGCTATTAAATTACCGTTGGGTGTACTTAGCACACTAGCAGAATACGTTTGAGTGTTCTGTACAATCTCTGGGATGTCATTAGGAGCTGCATCCGTAGAGTGGTAGCAGTCTACAACGTCAAATTGTTTCTGAGTCGAAAGGTTACCGATTGTTGTTTGAGCGTTTGCCGAGAATGTTGTTTTAAATGTGTAATTAAAAGCAAAATCTCTTGAAGTTCCTGAAGCAACAATAGCAGTTGTTTGCTGCGTAGCACCAGTTGTACCACCCCCAATAGAGTATACTTCAAACGAATCATCAGAGTATGACCTGTAAACTGAACCAGATCTATACTTATTACGCTGGTCGGCATCCCCTCCTCTGATAAAATCAATAGGGTGGTCTTGAGTACCCAAGTGCTCTTTAACCTTATACCATCGAGTCCTAGTGTCCTTTGGAGTTACAATGTCAGTACTTAGTCTCTCCCCACCTACACGTAGGTAACTCCCAATTTGATTAGGTGAAAACACTAAAGAACTTGCTCGTACGTTTACAGAATCATCTTTAACACCTTCAAACGTATACCAGTCAAGATCAGGGTCAACCGTTACTGATGCAGTAGTTCTGTCAGCAATTAAAAGTCTCGTAGATTCGTCCTCGATATTTACTACGGAGTCCACTGGATCTACATACACGACAGCTCCGGTAGGGTCAGGTATTTCTGGGTGACCCGGAGTTGAACTATTTACAACTTTTCCAACTGCCCATTGATTGTTTACGTAGTATTCTACATACCAATCGGTCTGTGATGTAGTTCCATCGCCAGAAGGAGTGCTGTTTACAATCCAATCAAAGTCAGTAGCATAACTTGATTCTAATCTTATATACTCCTGCCTGTTTGTTAGTGAAAGAACAGTACCAGAAAGATCGGTAGTCAGGTACGGATGCGAAGTAAAATCAACTAAATTTAGTGACCATGAGTCGTCTCCTAATTCGTACACTGCGTCTGCTAAAAGTGTTAAATGTGGTTCAGCAGCTCCAGCAGCTTCAGTAGATGCTAACCCATCTACTCCAATTTCAGTTACTCCACCACCAACATCTACTTCTACTGTCAAGTAGTCACTAGGGAGTAGGTTACTTGTTTGAAACTGAACATCAACAGTGAGCGTTCTCGGGGCATGACGACCATGACATAGATATAGAATGTCAGTTTCAGAACTCCACCGTATGTCAGATAGCTCCGAAGCCGTGTAAGGTGCGTCTAGTTGATCTAACTGAACTCCTTCAGAGTTATAAATTGTAATCAGTAGGTCACTAAGCACAACCCTATAGGATCTGCCATCAGACAGTGAAAACGCAATTGAAAAAGTTTTATCAGCATCTGCTGGAGCTGAGTACTTAAAGCCATCTCTAAAGGTAGCAGGTCCCTGCAAGCTAGGGAAGAAATTTGTAAACGGCTTAGCTGATTTCTGTAGACGTTCAATATCTACCCGACCCAGAATATGATCAGTTACCAGTCCTCCACTAAAATCAGTTGTTACATTCCTATACTTTGCCATACGTTCTACGAGCCGTTATAAACTTAGAAGTTGATTCACTTATGTATTCCTGAGCTGGACCTTGTCTTCCAGATAGAACTCTCGCACGAGACAACGCCCTAATGTATTGCTTCTGTAGATCAAGTGATCTGTTTTCAGAACCAGAAAGTTCAAGAGCAATGCTCTGCGCCATATGTAGGCAAATCAGCTTGTTTAGATAAGCTGGCAAATTTGGCAGGTCTGTTGGCAAATATGCGTAGTAAATAGTAAGGGTTGGGTAGTTGCACAGCAGAGTCGAACCCTCTATGTAGTAGTCAGTGATGATGCACCCTTCGCCGTTTACTGCCTTTAGAAAAATATTAAGGTCACTCGGGATTGTAAATGAAAACGAATAGTCATCGTCGTCGGTAATCTCAGTGCCTGTTAGCTTAGATCGTTTTTTATTGTAACCAAAGATATTATCACCGAACACTTCAAGGAATGCTTGATCAAAAGCAGCAGAAGTAATCTCGTAAGTCGATGAACCGTCATCTAACCTATCGAGGTGGTAGCTCCCGACCATGCGGAGGGCTGTATTTATAATATCTAGTTTTAATGCCATAAAAAAAAGGAGTAGCCTCCCCCGAATATACAGGGGAGGCTACGAATTCAATTAGGACTCTGTGCAGCGGATTTCGCCAGAAACCTCACCCCACATACGAGACGCATCAGCACATAGCTTGAAGTACAAGTATGGGATGTTCTTCTTAGAGGTGTCGCGCCAGATATCACCCTTGAGGGCAGTACCAACAGACATCTTAAGAGAGCGTGGAGTCGAAACGATGATACGACGCTCATCACCAGCAGCACCAGTACTAAGCGGAAGACGCTCGGTAAGGATGAAACGGTAGCCCATGAACGTTGTGACGTTACCTTCTGCAAGAGACTTGCGAACGGCGTAGTCCGAGTTGATGACCTCATCAATACCAAGAAGATCCTCAAGCTGCTTGTGAGTAAGGAAGCAGTTAAGAGTAGTATCTTGGTCAATGGACTCAAGTCGAAGCATCGAGCTACGCATAGCTTTCAGCTTAGCAAGAGTAAGACCAGAGCCTACTGTTCCAAAGTCAGCACCAACCGATACACCTTCAGTGTCCTCTCCAGCAAGAACGTAGTCTCCACCAGTCGCAGTGACTGGGTTAGACGAACCGTTGCTAATCGAACCAACTGTGATCTTAGTACTAGCTTCATCAGCAGCAGTTACTGCGTAGGATACTACGTTAGAGCCACTCTTACCAACAAAAGCACTACCGAAATAGTTCTCGATGATGATGTCGTCAACCTTACGTTTACCCGACGCAAGCAATGCTTGAGTGTAGGCATTCATAGGGTCGGTAAGTACGCGCTTGAGATCTTTCTCATCGACATACTTGCCTAGCTCGTAGTCTTTAAGACCAAGACGACGACGCTCGTGGTTGATTTCACTCTGAGGGTTGACCGCATAGCGACCAGTGTCCTCAGTCATCGCAGCGGCTTCACCGATACGGTCGAAAAACTGAAACTCAGAACTCTGAGACTCTGTTTCAAAATAAGGCTGAAGCTTTGATTCAGTCTGTTGGAATGCTTGCTCAAAACCCGCACGAAACGAATCGTAATAAGCATTCTCGATTTGGTTTTCTCCAGCAGACGCAGATGCGTTACTGTAACCTTGTGATCCTAGATCTAATCCCATAATATGTAATTGATTGAAATAATATTGTTAAGTTAATTTTTTTTCAACAAGCTGCCCTCTCGGACTCGTCTAGTCTTACGGAACCAACGGCTTAATAAAGCTTTTCTCTGGACCTAAAAAAATAGGCTACCCAGTACGTATTGAGTAGCCTATTTATTAATGATTGTCAAGCCCTATTGGACATCAATTCCCATATAGCTTTGAGTACAACTTAATTCGTTTTTGCAAGACGTCTTCTCGCTTACTTCGATCTGCCATGTTCATTGATGCTGGATCAGTCATGATCAAGCTCTCGTTGTCAGTATCAAGTTGTTGAATCTGAGCCTTAATTCCTTGAATGGATTCTCCCTGTCCAAAAGGAGACGAAGCGTTTGAACCAGCCATTGGTAGGGCATCCCCAGAGATCTCAGAGATCTTGTGAAAAAGCTTTAGAACTGCAGGGTGGTTTGCAATAACTGGACTCCACTCCATAAGCTCCCCAAGCTCTGGGATGTCTTGAGTTAACGCATCAAACGTTTCGTTTGCAGCTTTCATGTTAACTTCAAATTGGTTACCCCAAGCATCGACCATGTCAGCACCATACTTGTGGATTGCCTCTTTGTTGTGAAGATCCATCTTAGAATCC